CGATAGATACCCTTCTCCATGCCCTCAACGATCTTGTGTACCGATACAAACTTCTCGATAGCGCAACCCAGAGCATCATCCAAGGATGTAGCGTTAGGATCAACTAAGAAGTTCTTAGGGTTAACAGGTACAAGCTTAACCGACATACGGTCACGCTCGGATACACCAATAGCTGCTTGACCAACGATACCGGGAATAGCTTGAGTAGCAGGAGCATACTCTTTCTCGGACTTGACGATGATCTCACCGATACCCGTACCGTAGATCTCAGCCATCAGCTCGATCTGGTCAATAGCTTTCTTGATCTTGTCACGAGCAAAGTCTTCATTGAGCTTTAACTTGATCTCTTCAATGTCCAGAGGATTGCCGTTAACGTCCATGATGTCATCTTTGATGTCAAAGAATTCACCCTGGCCGAAGATAGCTTCCATGATCTCAGCGTGACGAGTCTCAATAGCTTGTTGGGTAGCAGGAGAGATGATACGGCTACGCTCACTCTCACGAGTCTTGTCTTCAGCGGCCCACTGACCACGGAAGATACGTTCGTACTCCTGCCACGATGTCAGATAATTCTGATCACGCCAGTCACGCCATGTATCAGTATGCGACACAACCCAGTCAGTAACTTCTTTGTCTGACTCTGTAGGCTCATCGAACTGAGATTGTTCTAAGTTATTTTCCATTGTTAGTATCCTGTGATATCATCAAAGACTTCAAATTCATCTTGATCATAATCGTGGTTATAATTACTAATAGCCATCTGGTCAACATACGACAAAGCATCCACTAAGTCATCATGTAAACCTGCTGTTGGAAACATCGAGATTTGATCCCATGCTTCTCGCCAGTCTTCATCTTCATTAAAGGAGATACGACCATGTTCTAAACGACCTTGTAAAGCCCATGCAATACGGTCTTGTTTACGTTTATTACCGTGAGTTAAGTCAGAGATGTGTGCATAAGTATTTGTCTTACGCATAAGATCATTAAGGAAAGGTAATACAGCATTCTTCAATGCACCACGCTCAATACCAACAGCAATAGGCTGATGGTCTTTAATGGCTACAATGATCTTAGCTGCTGTCTCTTTAATATCCCAACGACCATGAATAATCTCTTTAACCCACCACTCGCCTTCGTCAGTGACTTTAACAATAGCAATGGCTGATTCATCCAGTCTGGACTTTACAGCACCGGGATTCTTACCCACTTCTTCAAAGCCTGCTAAGTCAATAGCGATAACGTAAGAACCATATTGAGGTTCCTTACCCTTCTTTAACCATTCTTCTTTAAAGATTTCTTGGCCTGCGTTATCAAAGTTGGCTAAGAATTCTTGCTTAAAAGCAAAAGAACTTAAAGACTTTTGAGCAGCTTCGATCTCTTTAGGATCAATCGTTGGATTGTCGTAAGTAGTATAGTGAAATGAAGCCCATTCGCTTTCTTCTTCCTCTTGGCCTTTTTTGTAGAGATCGTAAAACCAATTTCTACCGCTAGGTGAACTTATCAGTAATGCTCCACCTTTCAAATCAGACAAAGCAGGGCGAATAATCCTAGACCAAATATTGTCATCTTTCACAAAAGCTGCCTCATCAATAACAGCAAAGTGAAGCTTTAAGCCGCGCAAAGTGTCAGGATTTTCTGCTGATCTCAAGTGAATTTTGACGCCTGTGACTAATGTAATATCCATTGAGTTCACATGGGCAGATTTGATAACTTCTCGTCCTTGTTCCAGAAAAGCATCCCAAGCAATCTGCCGACACTGTGACTGTGTTGGCGCCACGTAAACGACAGCACTTCCCGGAGGAGCTGCCAATCCTTCAGCCAATGTCTTCTTAATAGCAAAGTTAGATTTACCCACTCGGCGACCGCAGGCTAAGATCTTGAAACGCGCAGGTGAATTCCAAACTTCTAGTTGCCAAGGGAGAAATTCCCAATTCAAATTAGCCATTCAATTCCTTAAGTATTCCGCTGCTTTTTCAAGCAGTTCTGGATTATCTTGAAACATTCCTAAACCTACATTACAGGAAGTACACAAGAGTTTTCTTACTTTTCCTGTGACATGGCTGTGGTCAATGACAAGGCCTTGATAGTTTTCATCCTCGTGTTTTCCGCACAAGGCACACTTGTAGTTCTGCTGTTCCCGCAAAACATCGTATTCTTCCAAAGAAATACCATATTTACGAAGCATCGCTCCATTTCGGTATCTATCTTTATTATTATGATACCAATCTTTGCTTCTTTTTAAATATTTTTCATGATGTTTTTCGTAATGGCGCTTTTTCTGTTCTTTTTTCTTTTCAGGATTGTTTTTACGCCACTGCTTGATGTCTTCTCTCTTTTTAGCTTTTACTGTCTCACTTGAGTTGTAAATAGACATACATTTTTTACACTTGTACTGGTATCCCCGTGTGATAGACGTACACTTGTTAAAAGATTCCAGCGGTAGTTCTAACCCGCACGCATTGCATTTTAAAGTTTCCATTTTGATTCCTCTTGAAAAGGTAACAGGTGTTCAGACACACGCACCTGTAAACGTGTTTCAAGCCGATCACTCGGTGTCTTTAAAATCTACATCCATGACATCATCAGTAGTCTCGATCTTGGGCGAACCCATAGCACTAATGTTAATGCTAATCTGAGGCATACTTCCTCCATTTTGTTTAGACTGCTCAAAGGCCGACACAGGCACGATGCGATCGACAATCAGCTTCCACGCCGCTGCTTGGTTCTTATGTTCATCGTTGAGAGCTGCATCGTAGATAGCCTCTAAGACTTTGGCACTTTTAGGTGAGTTAAGCATACGTAGCTTATACTCGTTAATTATTGCCGTTTCGCCTTTAGGACGACCTACTGATCTACTTTCTTTAATTTCTGTAAGCTCTGACTTCTTCGGTCTTCCAGCTTTACGTTTACTTGTTTCATTTTCCATTTGTCTTTATCCTTTCTTAGGGAGACAAAACACTTAGTGTTATAGACAAAACATCTATGCTTAAAGTACTTTAAAGGAACGTATAAGTTAAGAACTTAAACACATATATTATAAGTACTTATAGTATGTATTCTTATAGTATTTAACTTATACATTCGTTGTATCAACTGTCCAGATTCCTCTACTGACTATCACGTACCGTCAAACGTCATAGTTACAGTTCTGTCCTTTAACGTATATTATACACTATTTTGATCATCTTGTCAAGCTTTTTCTTCATCTTGTTACAATTTATTACAATCTTTACACTTCTTTGCACTTCTACACTTACCATTACAATCTAAACACTATGGATTGTCTAGTTGTCTACTTTTACTTTGTCGATCAACTACTTAGCGCTTTAAGTGACTGGGGCTAATCTGTCCCTAATTAGTTGCTTTATTGTCCTTTTTGTGAACTTCAGAGGCTCCTGCAACATTAAACACTAACATCACACCCCTCCCCCCCCATCAAAGTATCAGTCAAGGCTTATATAAGTCCATGCTTATGCACCAATGTAGTGCTCTAAAGTTATCCACAGGTTATGCACAGGTTATCCACAACTGTACAGGCATACAGTGTGGTATAAATACAACAGTACTGTATAGATCTACAGTGTTGCGTAAATACAACAGATGTGAGGGATGATGCAGGTGCCTACAACGTACACCCTAACGCACCTACTAACGCTGCACCTCAGCGCCCAGCAAAGCCGCCAGTCGCCAAGCATTGTTACAAACTGTTACACTTAAAGGTCAACAAAGCATTGACAATGTGCGTTATGTCTATATACTACATACCATGCCAACGCAATAACGCAAGGCTAAACAAGGAAACTACCATGTCAATCGAACGTACATTTCAAGGCGCATACAAGATCAGTGCAATCGTCAACGGCTATCTGGTGACTAAGCAATACATGGGATACACTAAGCGCGAAGCTATTCAAGCCTTTAAAGATTTCACAAAGCAAGGGTAAACACCTATTGTAAATACCTGTCAAGCCCTTACACTTCAACCATCAACACCACTGAAAGTAAACAATGCTCAACACAATCAAGACAGTCACCAAGTATGAAGCAATCCCAAAGACAGCGGTCTATCTCGGCTCTGAGAATGGAGCCGGTGAGCTGGAAGAATTCTTTTATGCTCTGATTGCTGAAGCTGAAGAGCCTATCCGCTATCGTGATGAAGATGGTATCCATCACTACTTCAACCTGATTGTCTTGTACTGACAGTACAGCCTGAAGCCCGTAACAGGGCTTTGGAGTGCACTGTCGCACTGACCACTGAGAGCAAACCATGAATTATGACAAACTGTTAGAGCAAGCCCATGCAATGGCGCTTAAGGCCAAGCCATGGA